TGATGTAAGAGGTCTTCGTCGTCGCGTCAAAGTTAGACGAGACCAGCTCGGCCGTCGGAGGGTTGGCCACGCCGGAGGTGACGCGGTCTAGTTTGACATCGACGCCACTGGCGTAGTCGTCAATCAGGGGGACTAGGTTGTTGAGCGTTCCCGACTGGACCTGATATGTCACCGTCGTGGCGCCGCCCGAAGTCCGCAGGCCCACGTTGATTATTTTAAACGGATGTCTGAACTCATTGGAGTCGCCATCGGGGAAAGGATTAGACGAGTCCAGGCTTACGCCATACCCGCTAGACGTAAAGCCGTATCCTGCGCCAGGTTGAAAGTTCATGTTCAAGTAACTGGCGCGTAGACTTCGGCCGGATAGCCTTCGCGGTTGAACCGAATCTCGTAGTTAATCTTTACGATCTTAGGCGTGCCTCCAGCCAGCACGCAATAATCCTCAAAGGAAACCTGAGACAGAAGGATGGTGTTGCGGGTCGTTCCTTTGACGCTGGCCGTCCAAGTCGTGCCGACGTGATTAGGCAGCAGCTTGATGCCTCCGAATGTATTGTCTCCCGAAGTCTTGCCGACGGCGTTCCTGATGGTCGTGACGTCGCCGAGGTTCTTGGTGTAGATGGTCCCAGAGAAGGACGTGATCGGGGAGAGATAGTGGGTCTTTCCGTAGTAGTACTGCTTGGCCGCCGTGGTCGAATCCTTGAAGCCGACGAAGCCGCCAGCGTTAGTGGCCGAGCCCTTGAACGTAGCGCCGAAGACGCCGCCGATGCGTTCCTCAAGGTTAGCCGGATTGGTCGTGAAGGTAGTCCCATTGCCGGCGATGGCCGTGGTGAAAGGAGCCGTCGGTCCGAAGAAGTTCGGGTGGGTCGTGATGTGCTCCGAGGTCAGGCCGTGCGAGGCGGTCACGTTCGGGTTGGTGATGCTACCCACGGCGCTGTCGATGCCTACATACTCGGCGTCGATGGTATCCATATCCAGCCCCGATCGGGTCAGGTTGAACTTGTGGCAAAAGAAGTCGGCGTACTCAGGATGCACCTGCCCGGTGAAGACGGCCGAACCGCCGACGGTCTTGTCCACGATGTAAGTCGCCCGGGCGGTCATCATGCCATAGCCGTCATTCGTGTAAGACCCTCCTGGCTGGACGAACTTAGTGGTTAAAAGATTGCCTGCTTTGACGAGGGCCATGGTTATTTAGATTTAGTGACGAGGGGGCTGCGGTTGGTCGAGGAGTTGGCCGGGGTGTTAGGCGTAGCGCCTGAGGCGGTCACGTCCATGTAGGTCGCCGCGTATCCGAACTTTGAGGCGATGACCTGGAGGACACTCAGCTGCTGGAGGGCGATGCCCTGCTGTTCCTGGAGGGCCGTGACGACCGGGTTCTGACCGACGCCGATGACGTTGCCGGAGATGGCTCCCGTGCTGGAGGTCGTGCTCTTCGTGTCCGCGGCCTTCTCCTTTTCGGTGCTAGCGCCACCTGCCTTGATGGCGGCGAGCAAGGCCTTAGATTTGTCGGCGCCTCCAGATGCAGCGGCCGTCGTGCCAGTCGGAGTGGTCGAGCCATCAGCTCCCATTGCGACCAGGGCGGCGCCCATCGGGGTCGACGTTATTGCGCCAGTGACAGCGGATGAAGCAGCCCCCGGGGCAAACCTATCTAGGAAATTGAAAAGACCAGTGGCCGCATCTTCGGCGACCTTAGAAGCCCACTTGCTATAGTTATTGTAAACGTTGAAAAGGTTGGCGGCGAGTTTGACCATGCTTGCGTTGAGCCGGTCCATGCCGTCGTTGTAATCACCCATGGCCTTGAGCGTTTTTGCGTCCACGATCGGGGCGTCGGCGATGTCCTTCTGGAGTTTCTGGAAATCGTTAAGCATCGGCAGGATGTCGTTGCCAATCTTGTCGCCGAAGAGGGCCGTCGTGATGAGCAGCCGTTCCGAGTCATCAGCCCCACCGCCTAGCGCGGCAGAGATAGCTAGGAAGACCGAAGTCGCGTCGCCTGCCTTCAGCTGCTCCATCGTGACGCCGAGGGCCTTGAACATCTCGACCTTCTTCCCCGTGCCGGCGGCTGCCTCGGCCATGTCCACGCGCAGCTGACGGGTCGCCTTAGCCAGGACGGAGACGGACACGCCGGACTGTTGCGCCGCGTAGGCCAACCCCTGGAACTGCTCGGCCGATAGGCCGCTTCGGTCCACCTGATCAGCGACCTCGCCGAGTTGCTTAAAGGTATTGCTAAGGAAACTCAGGGCCTTGTCGAAGAGAACGGTCGCCGCGAACATTCCCGCGAGCTTCTTGCCGATGTCACTGCCGGCCTTCTTGAACGAGTCACCCAAGGAGTCGACGGACTTCTTCGCCCGCCCCGTCACTTGCTCGACGTCGGACTTCCCCTTCAATTCATATTCAAGTTTCTGTGCCATTGGTCTCGGGGGTCTTTACCTCTGCGGGAGGGGCAACCTTTTCGAGCCGCTCCTGTTCCTCCATGAAGGCCTCCTCCTCGGTCGTCAGAATCTTTGACTCTGAACCGTTGGCCGCAGACCAAGCCGCGTTCATCCAGATGGCCTGACACTCGGGCATCTCCCACGCCCGCTTCTCGTCGATCCCGTTCTTGATGAGCGCCGCGATCACTCCTAACGGCCAAGGGATGCCCATGTCTTCGGCCGTCCCCTTCTTCTTTTCAGGGGTGTCCCAGAACCTAGGCCAACAGTCGACCATGCAGTATTCGCTGAAGCGCTCAATCTCAGCTGCGAACTTGCCCGGGTGTTTGTCGAGGTGCTCGACCATGCGGACCTCGGCCGGCTCCAGATCGCCAAGCGGCTCCTCGGCGCATATCTTGACCGCGGCGAATAGGTCCAGGGCGGTCGGCTCCGTCTTGCCAGTAAGCAGCGGAGACTCGATGGCCATCAGCCGAACGCGGTACTTGAGGCAAAACGGATAAACGGAACGACCAAGGATTTGCACCTTGGCCGCCGGGTCTGTCCAGGCGCGTAGGAATCTTCCGTCCACGCCTTGAGTCTACCCCTCTCGGGGCGGTGTCAATTACGCGTAGCTGATGCCTTCGTAATCGACGGCCTCGACGGAGACGCTGCAGAAACCTTTGTTCTGCGACTTCTCGTCGACCTTGGTCACGATTCCCACGAAGCTCGCCGAAGCGCTTCCGGCAGGATAAGCCGAAAGGGTGTTCGTCGTGAAGGTAAGGGTCGCGCCAAGGACGGGGACGGTCGAGGTCTTGCAGATGCCGTCGATGCTCAGGGTCGTCTTGCGATCGTCCAGGCGATGGGTGACGGTGATGCCGGCCTCGTTCTGCACCGTGTCTTCGTTGTTGAAGCCAGAGGAGACGGAGAAGGACTGGACGAAAAGATTCGCCACGGTTCCCGAGCCGATGCCGTAGATGCAAGAAGTGCCGTTGAGGATAGCTGCCATAGTCTTTGAAACTGCGGGAACGGGCAACCCTTAGGGGGTCGGGTTCACGACCACCGGGACGGTGTAGCTGAGGACGGTCGCCCAGGAGCGCTCGTCCCGGCCTTCGTCTTCGGAGTCGGGGATGACGTCATAGCATAGGGCAGAGCCATCGGTAACGAAGGCGGCCTTGATGCCAGAGACGTTGGACATTGAGCCGGCGATGGCAGCGCATCGGTCGCGGTGCTGGGTCAGGGTGTTGTCGTCGGCGTTGGAGAAGATCGTGACGCGGACCGAGCAGTAGTAGTTGCCAGCGCCCTCGGGCAGTTCGGGCGGCGTACGGGCGGAGTCGCAGAGGACCACGCACTTGGGCAGGACGTTTATCTCAGCGTTGTCGCCAGTGTAGACGGCCACCCCAGCAAGGCCAGACTCGGCGGTGAGGAAGGTATCGAGGACGGCCTCGACGATGTGGCGGGCTGAGAAGGTTCCGGGCATGGTTATTTGATTCCGTGTTTTTTGTTAAAGTTTTGTGTGTGATGCCTGAGCATGATTTCCATCATAGCAGGCATCTGTTTAACGCGGTTGCCGTAGACAAGGTTCTTCACGTCGGCGCCGGTTGCAATGCCATCCGTATCTCCCTTTTGATTCCCGATTGTAAGGTCAAAGATGAGCGTGCCCACTGTGCGTTTAGACATGGCAACGATTCCGTCCGAGTTGCTATGCCTCTTGATCCAGAGGGGAATCTGGGAGCGGCCTGCATTGGCTCGGGACTTGGGTCCGCTAAGGCCTTTTGGCTTGGGGAGTTTAGCCAGGGTATCGACCCAGCCTGCCTTGATGCGGCCGACAGACTTCTGGCGCTGCTTGATGTATTCCTTGAGGACTCCGTCCTTGGCTTCCATGCGCTGCCAGAACTCAATCCCTGGGCCGCCGTTCTTCTTGATGCGGCCGCCGAACTTCTTGAGCGCAGCTTGATGGACATCCCTAACACCCGACACGGTTTCGATCACGGAGCGGTTGAAAGTATTCCCTGCCTCCTCTTGGCCGATGCGGTTAAAGTAGTTCTTCAGTTTGCGGAAGGAGCGGACAGTCCCGAATCCGTTGTCGAACATCCGGGCGTAAAGAGCGTTGCCGGCGAAGAGGTCGGTATTCTCCCCGGCCAGTTTCCAGAACTTGGACGGGTTGTTCATGAAGGCAGCCGAACCAAGTTTGCGGAACAGGCGACCGCGGCGACCGTTGACTGAGCCCGACCGCTGGCCGACTACGACCGAATGCACGTCGCCCTTGATGGCGGCATTTCCCACCATGCGGGCTTCGTCGCTCATGCCGTCGCCTCCGGCCTTAACAATCGGAGGGGTGAAGATCATACTGTCGCGGCACATCAGGGCGGCCTGCTCCAGGAAGACATCTATCAGGCCGTCATTCGTACCCATTACGAAACGATTGATGGCGGCCATGAACTCCTCCCGGCTCTTGGGGATGATGCTGCCTTCAGCGATCATTGGTTGTCGTCGATGACCACGAGGGTGATCCAAGCCGAAAGGGTCTTGTAAGTCTGGCTGGTGATGCGGACGACCTTGCCCCCGACCGTCAGTTTCTTGCCGATGCCCAGGGCGGCGATGGGAACGCCTGCCGAGATGACCGCCGCCGATGCCCCATTAGACCCATCTGGCTTGAGCCAGGAGGCCGTTGCGGCGGGCAGGCGGACGGTGTACTGGGTCCGCTCCACAAAGCCCCCAGATTCAAGGCCAGTGGTGTAGGCTGGTTCCGAGATAAGGGCCGAGAAGGTGACGGTCGAGCCGGCCGTGGCGCAGGGAATCCCTAGGTCGTAGGTGATTTCCTTCGCATCGTTCAGAAACTCTTGACCGTACAGGCTCATACATCTGCGGACTCGGGCAAAAAAAAGGCCCCCATTTCTGGAGGCCTTTCATCGTGGGGCTTTAAGCCCCGGCGATTACGGGTTGTAGACCGCGGCGATCGTGCCGGCCGTGACCGCCTTGTTCGCGCCGAACATGAGTTCAGCCGAGGCGACCAGGTTGCGGGTGCTCTTGTCGGCCCACACGTTGTAGTAGATGCTCATGCCGAGGCCTTCGAGGGCGACGACTTCCGAGACGAGCATACCGTCGCGGACGTGGTCGAGGGAAGGAGCAGCGGCGGCGAGAGCCACGGCCTCAGGGGCACAGGCGAAACCAGCGAGCTTGGCCTCAGACGGGAACTGGGAAGCGTAGAAGACGCCACCGTCGAAACCGTAAGCACCTTCGGACAGGGGCAGGGAGGTCGTGCTGGTCGGGATGAGCTGGCTGTAGATGCCAGGGTTCACGATCAGGGCCTTGCGGCCGGCCTTGCTGACACCGGCCCAGAGGGCCTTGAGCTGAGCGGAGCCCGGGGTGACGGCGCTGTCGGCAGCGGTCACGGCAGCGGCGCCGAAGTTGGCTACGGTGATGGGGGCGGTAGCGAGGGCCCAGATCTTGTCGGCGAGGGCGTCGAGGTTGATCTTCACCAGGCGCTCAAGGCGGATGGAGTTCTGAATGTCAGCGTAGCCGAGACCGAAAGGCTGGTAGACGTGGTCGAGGGCGACCGAGGTGGCCGAGAGGGTCGTGCCGCCGATGACATTGAAGGCGGAGGGGTTGACCTGAGTGGCGGCCGTCGCGGAGGCGATGGCGACCTGGATGGTGTCGTTCGGCTTCTTGACGTCCGTGGAGAAGTCGGTCGAGAAGTTGCGGAGCGCGGCGAGGCGGTTCGCGAGGATGGTCTGGGACTGGGCGGCGAGGGTGTCGACGATCAGCTGAGCAGCAATGGTGTTGGACATATTAGTTTAGGAGAGAGGGGGGTTGGGGGGAAAGGGTTACTTGGAAGCCGAGAAGATGGCGGCGCGGTTCTTCTTGAGGAAGTCGGTGCGCTCCTTGCCGAAGGGCATGGTGGCGTACTGCTCCGCGATTTCCTTGTCCGTAGCACGGACCGGGCTGTCGCCCTGGGGAAGGTCCACGGCGGCGACGCCGACCTTGGCCACGATGGCCGCGGCTTCGGCGGAGGCGCTGATCTGGACGGCCGAGAGTTCGGCGACCTTGGCGGTCAGTTCTTCGACTTGCTTGGCGGAGACGGCGAGGAGGCCTTCCAGCTCGACGAGCTTGGAGTCCTTGGCCGAGGCCTCGACCTTGAGGGCTTCGACTTCCGAGGAAGCGCCGACGGTCAACTTCTCCACGGTGGCGCGGAGGTCGTCACGTTCGGCAGAGGCGGAAGCGACAAGGGCTTCGGCGGCGACGAGTTTTTCTTCGATAGTCATGGTTCTAAAGATTGCGGAGGTGGGCAACTGTCAGGGGTCAGAAAGTAGCCAGGGCTTCCCGGAGGTTCTGCACGATGCCCGTGGCCATGCCCTTGGCAGCGGCTTCACGGCCAGAGAAGACTTGGCCTTCCATGTCGGCGTCTTGGACGTAGCGGCGCTTGTTGCGGACCGCGGCCCGGAACTCGTCACGGGTAGATTCGACCGAGGTCTGGAGATAGGCGCGCTGGTCGTCGGTCAGGGCGATGCCCTCGGCGCCGGCGGCCTTGTGGATACCTGCGGCGATGACCTCGACCTTGATGCCCTGGGCGGCGTAGTACTCTTCGAGATTGGTAGCGACGAGGTAGACCCCCACGCTCCCGATCTGGGCTGAGCCCGTCACGACGAAATCGTCCGCCTGCGAGGCCACCCACAGGCCAGCGCTGGCGGCCATGTTATCCGCAAAGGCGCGGGTAGGCTTGGGGAAGTTGGCAACCTTTTCGGCCAGCTCGGGGACACCCGTCACCGTGCCGCCCGGGGAGTTGACGAAGAGCAGCACCTTCTCCACGGCGGGGTTCTCGGCGGCTTCGTCGAGCCAGCCAGAGACCACGTCCACGTCGGCCGCGCCCATCATGCGTTCCATGGGGCTGATGCCTTTGCCGATGGGGCCGGAGAGAGGGATGACCGCCACGTTGCCGACGACGTAGGGCTTGGGCGATTCGCCGAAGAGCTGCGCGATCATGTCGCCGAGGCCGGCGGCCTTGGATGCTTCGACGTACTCCTTGGCACGGACGGGATGAATCAGAAGAGGCTCGAGGCCGCGGAGGCCCTGGGAAAGAAAACGCACGGGTGTTAGGGGGTAGAGGGTTCGGGGGGAGGAGGGAGGTCGAGGTTGTCGGCCACGTCCGTGGGGAGTTGGCTGTTGGCCTGTCCCTGTTGGAGCCAGTTGAATCCTGGCTTGTAGAGCATCCACACGGGAAGGCCCTTGTCCTTGGCTAGGCCGATGACGAAGTTCATATCGTCGGCGCGCTTGGAGAGCTCCTGTTTGAAGTCGAGGCCGCGCTGGGCGTAGAGCTCGCTCATCGATAGGAGGCCGAGCTCCACGTCCGCACGATCGTTCGCGGCGTCGCGGCCGCCGTCCACGGTCACGCTCTTCGGCGTGGTCCAAGAAGCGGCGTACCACTTCGGGTCGTCAGGGATTGCGCCGGAGGCGATGCCGTCGGCGATGATGTAATCCCAAGTCGGCTGGCAGAAGGTGTCGATAATGACGGTCTGGTACTTGCCGAAGACGCGTGCGGCCTTGGCAGTTACAAGGCGAATGGACGCTCCGCCCAGGGCTTGGGGATTGGCGACGAACTCGAAAGGCAAGGAGCCGAAGGCGATGTCCCGCTGGAGCTCGGTCACGAATCCGTTAAAAGTTTGAGAGGGTCGCTTTGATTCCTGATGCTCCAGACTTTCATTGGTTTCTAAAACGATGAGCTTACCGCCGGCCTGCTCGACCATGCCCGAGTAGCATCGGTCGCCGCCGCCGAGTTCGGCTGCCATGTTGTCGTCGATAAAACCTCCGCCTTTTTTGAGCACACGGGTCACCTCACTCTGGTCCTTGACTGCACGTTTCTCAGCCTCTAGGATTTCGTCGAGGTCCTGCAAACTCGAGACCGAATGTTGTAGGAGGGGGGTGCCGCGGGCGGCGCTGGACGATGTAAGGTCCACGATGTGCATCATCGTGTTGGCCGGCATGAAGCGGCTGGAGCCGTCTGAGCGGTAGACCCAATACCCGACGATCTCGGCGAAGTCGCCGAACTGCACGCCGTCCCAAGTACGGTCAGGCGTGTCGCGGTCGGCAGGGTCGCCCACGCGGTGGGTCTCGATGATTTGAATCTTGGCCTCGCCGCGGGCGTTGCGAACCTTGGCGGCAAAGCACTCGCCGTCACGGATCAGCGCACGGACGAGCATCCCCTGGCACTGAGAGAAAGAGAAGCGGTTCGTTACGTCGATGCGCTTGGAGTGTTCGGCAAAGTATTCTTCGTAAGCCCTGGCGGCCTCAGGGGTGCTTGCGTGGGACTGCGGGCGGATACCATCCCCCGAAGTATACAAGACCATGTCGTTCAGGATTTGGTTATACAGCCCGTAGTTGCGTTCGGCGTACCGGCACTTCTTGACCATCACGTTCCGATCGCGGGAACGTAGGTCGCGGCGGGAGTCCACGTTCGACCCCGTGTACATGATTTGCCGGGCGTTGCTTTGCGTCACGCTCTCCCATCGGGGAGTCTGCGGATAGGACGAACCGCTCTCGGTGTAGGCCTGCTGCTTAGGCACGGCGCCGCCCGCGAGGGCCGGCTTCTTCGGCGCCTTGATGACAGGCTTGCCGGGTTTCTTCTTCGGAGACTTAGAGGCCATATTGAGAGTCGTTGTTACGGTTGTCGTAGCGGGTGTTAATCACATTCCGACGGCGACCATACTTGGCACTATCGAGCTGAGAGAGCGCGCCCATGGCCTCGGCAAGCATCTCCTTGGGCGGCAACGCGAACTGCTTCGTCGAAGACGAGCCGGAGTCGGCGTAGGACATGAGAACCTTTCCCTCCATGATCATGGAGACCGCCTTGGCCTTGATTGCCAGCAGCTCGTCTTCCGAAAGTCCGATGAACAATCCTTGCATAAATCTGCGGGGCTAGGCAACGGAGGGGAGGAACGGTCCCGACCCTATGCCTCCGCAGGCGCACATCCTACGACGCTTCGGAACCGTTCCTCTTGTCGTCATGTTGACCGACCTTCCCCAGGTTGCAAGTCGTCCGCGGTGGCTTCCCGGCCGACGACGCCCCAACGCACGGCGACGAGGAGGCAGAGGATTTCGCAGTCGAGGGCGTGGTTGTCCCGCTTACCCTGAGGGAGAATCCATGTGGCCTTGCCCGTCCGACGATCGCGGACGCGGACTTCTGAATTCAGTTGGTCAACGTATTCGGGCGAGGCATCCCGGGCAAATCCGAAGACCTTCCTCGCCCGGAGACCGTGAAGCAAATCCTTAGCCATGACGTTTGAGAACGAGATAAGCCAAGCCCGGGCCTGCGTCCCTGGGACAAGGATGGCCTGCTTCTCCGAATAGAATCGGCGCACCGTGTTCCCGTCCCGGTCGCCTACCGCAAAGGTCTCGGCGCCGGAACCCTTGGAGCACTTCCAGCCGCGGACCGCCGTCTGCTGGTAGACGAGCTGCGTCTGGTCACCCGAGTCCACGCAGATCATGGCCTTGTGCGTCCCCGTCTTCTTGACGAACTCGTCCAGGTCCTGCCACGTCTCCAGCTTCTCAAACGCCATCAGGCGGCTATGGCCTGACTTGGCGAAGCGGCGGCAGACGGCAAAAAAATGGCCACGCTGGACGTCGATTCCGATGACCCGAAAAGGGATGCTACCATTCGGCGCTCCCTCTCGGTCCATGACTTTGCCGGCTGGACTGATGACCGCCTCGGCGTCCCAGTCGTCCGCCATCGCGTAGTCCGAGGATTCGGTCGAGACCACCATCGCCCCGCCGTCGTCGCTCCAGGGGATGGCCAGATACTTGGTCTTGAAAATCTTCCTGCCCTCCTCGTCGCCGTAGGCTTCGGAGGCCTCCTTACTCTTGATCATGTCCACGGCCAATGAGCCCCAGCTAGTAGAGGCCAAGGCGTTGACATGCGTCCCGACCCACCCGGTCTTCTGAGGTTGCGCCATCTGGACGAACTGCGCCCCGTTCTCCACGGCGTTGCAGGCGATGCGAGTCTCGTTAGTATCGGGCAGGTGGGCCTTACAGCCCGAGCATTCGTAGGTCGTGTTCTTCTCGACCATCAGGTGATTCCATCCTGCCGGGCTTTTCGCCTGCTCGGGGAACCTGACGAAAGACCAGTCCCAGGGCTGGAGCTTGGAGCATAGGGGGCACACCATGTTCCACTCGTGTTGAGTCGTCATCCCCCAGATGTTGTCGAGGTCGTCGCCCACCATGCCGGCCTGCGAGAGATACAGTTTCTTGGCCGTCCATTCGTAGGCCTTCGTTCGGGCCATCGACTGCGCCACCGCCCCTTTCTTCCAGAGCCAGATTTCGTCGCCGATGACGTACCGCGTCGAGATGCGCTGCAAGTCCTTCTCCGTCGTGGCCGAGTTGTTGTAGACGATCGTCCCGTCCGCAAAGTCGATGATGTCGCTCTTCGGGTTGTCCGCCGGCGAGATGTGCCGACGCACGTCCTCGACCATGTTGAACATCGGCCGCAAGTAACGGATCGTGAAGTCCGCCGCGTTGACCTGGTTGTCCATGTAGATGACCATGTTCCCGCGGTCGTTCGCCATCAGGTAGGTCGCCGCTAGTCGGGCCTTCAAGGTCTTGCCCGTCTGAATCGACCAGAGGTCCACCATCGTCCGCGTCGATGGGTCGAGGAACAGACGCAGGCTCTCCGCGATCCACGGCCAGCGGCTTGGGTTGTATCCGCCGGCGAACGCCCCGGCAGGGACGCGGGTGATGTTCCTCGCCAGCCACTTCACCGGGTCGGCGTTATCGGGCGGCGTCAGGGATTCGCGGCCGATGGCGAGCAGCTCGTCCTTAGTCATAGAGGCCTGCCTCCTTGATGCGTCGGTAAAGTTCGTCCGACACCTCCGACCATTTGCGGCGCTTGTCCTTGTGCGGTCGCGTAGGCTTAGGCATCGGCTTGCGCCTGGGCTTAGGCTTGCGCTTCGTCATGGCCGCTGAGTTTTTCCCGCACCTTGCGGACGTAGGCCTGCAAGACGGCGATGGCCTTGGGCGGATCGTTAGGGTTGCATGCCTCGCCGAGCTCACTGGGCATCCGCTCCATCGCTTCGATCCATTCGCCCGTCAGCTGGAGCATCGCCTCCTTTGCCTCTGACGATTTGATATACTCGCGGGCCATCAGCGCTCGACGCTCCGCCTCGGCCTCTAGGTCGATGAGCTTGGCGGTCGCTTGGTTATACTGCGTGTGGTACTTAGCCTGGTCGCGGTCGCCCGTTTCCATCGCCGCCTGCCAGACGTCACGGGCTCGGCTGACCAGGACGTTCTGTCTGGCGATGCGCTGCTGGATCGTTCCGTCGTCGAGCGAGGCCACGGCCGGCACGGGAGCAGACGCGGCACGCTCGGCCGCCCGGGCTTCCCGCCACGCAGTCGCCGCTTCGACCGATTCGGTCGGCATCCCTTCGCGGCGAAGAACGCCCACGCGCTGCACGCTCACGCCGATCGCCGCGGCTAAGGCCTTGGTCGTCAGGGCTTCAGGCTGGCCCATTTAAACGGGGGTTTTGTGTCAACGAGACACGCATCATTTTGAGGCTGTGGCAGGCCACGCACGAAAACGGCCGTTCGGAAGAGATTCCTTGGCGGGGGGTGTTTGGGGCGTTTCTCATCGTTTTCCCTTTGTTTTCGCAGGTTTCCGCAAGTTTTTCGCCACGGTTTGAGCAGCAGTCGTGGCGTGTTGCCCGGTCCACTCGCCCAGCGCATCAGGAGTGAACTGCTCGCGCATCAGCTTCGCTCTTTTGTGGATCGCTTGCTTGCTCACGTCATACATCCGAGCGATGTCAGGCGCGGGCAGACAGCCGGGTAGGTCGAGCGCCCACCTGACGAGCTCGACGTGCCGGCGCACCGAGTACTCGTCGGTCATGGCCAGCGCGTCGATGAAGGCCTTGAGCATTGCGCCGACGTGTTCGCGGCTGATGAACGAATCCGTCTCCA